AAAACCCAAAAGAAAAAAAGCACTGAGATACACAAATTTAGAACATTTTGTTTTTGCAAAAACTATTCACCACCCAGGATATAAAGGAGATGATTTTATGCATAAAGCATTTCAAAAAACATTACAAAGGTTAGACAATGAACTTTAATGAATATTTAAAAATATATAAATTCGCAAATGATGCCTACAAAGGAGAAAATGGCTTTTTAGATGGTGGGTATTTAGATAAATACCCTCGTGAGAGTGAAGAAAAGTTTATTGAGAGAAAAAGCATCGCTTATTATGAAAATCTATTTGTTCCAAAAATAAATAGATATATCGGTTATATTTTTAAATCAACCCCTACAAGAACATCAAAAAATCAACTTATTAAAGAAATTTTTGATGATGTAGATAATCAAGGAAATAGTGCAGATATATTTTTTTCAAACTTCGCTAAAAATGCAAAAGTAAAAGGGGTAAATCTGCTTTTAATTGATGCTCCAAAAGAGTTAGGCTTAAATCTAAAAGAGCAACTTCAAAATAGACTTTTACCTTATTTTGTGGAGATTGAACCTGAGAGGATAGCTAAATATAAACTTGATAAATTTAATAAATTTGAATTTATCGCTTTTTATGATACGATAGATAAAAGCACTCTTTTTAAAAATGAAACTTCAAATATTATTAGATATTTTGATAAAAATAAGTGGATAATTTACGATGAAGATTATAAAATCCTCGAAAAAGGAGAACATAATTTAGGAGTGTGTCCTGTTTTAATTTTTAGTGAAACTGGTAAATTTTTGGATATTGGAGAATTTACTCAAATAGCCTTTTTAGCTAAAAGACACTATAATCTTTTGAGTGAATTAGATGAAATTTTAAGGGGTGAAACTTTTCCGATTTTAACTCTAAATGCCGACAACCCAAGCGATGTAGAATTAAAAATCGCCAGTGATAATGCAATTGTTTATCAAACTGGAATGAATAAACCAGAATTTATAGCCCCTCCATCTGCCCCTGCTGAAATTTATCTACAAAAAATCAAAAATTTAGAAACTAAAATTGATAAAATCGCTTATGATATTTCTACAAACGAAAGCCATGAAAGCGGAATAGCACTTGATTTAAAATTTCAAGGACTTAATTCAAGTTTATCTAATTTTTCTTTGCGACTTGAAGATTTAGAAAGAAGGGCTTTTGATGTAGTTTGTAGATATCTAAACATAAATAACGATATCAATATAAACTATGCTAAAAATTTCGCTATTATTGATACAAATAAAGAGATAGGAATTTTAAGTGAAATGAAGCAGCTAATTACTTCTCCAACTTATTTTAAATTAAAAACCCTACAAATTATAAGCAATGATTTAAATTCTATTGAGCCTGAGGAGTTTGCTAAAATTGTGAGTGAAATTGAGGATGAAAAAAAAGAATTAAACTAATTCAACCTCTTTTATAACCTTTTTTATTTTTTCCATTAAAAATCGCAACCCACAAATTATTTTTCTTATAATAAATTCTATCCCAACTCCTTTTTTCATTGGTAGATGGAGATTATATCTATTTTAAGATTTTGTTATTGGATGCTCATATATTCTTATATACCCTCTTTTTTTTGCTTCTTCTATCTTTTTTTTAGTCTCTAATAAAATTTTTTCTCCCTTTGTAATAATGCCTTTTTTTAATTTATTTTCTAATTCTGTAATAGTCATATCTAACACCTTTTATTTTGTTGAATAAATCTTTCCAAATTTTATGATTTGTAGAAAAATTTTTTTGTGTTTGAGTTATCTCACCTCTTATAATTTTATCTGTAAGTATTTTATCATATTTTTTAAATGATTTAATAAATTCTTCATCAAATTCAATATTGAAATCCTTAAATCTTAAACTATAAAAATATTCATCGTTAAAAGCTATAATATGAATAATTTTATTTTCTATAGCCATCATTACATCTTCAGCAGAAAAACTTGTCCCAGTTGGATGAGAGTGTATAAATTTATCAATAAAATTAGCAAATGGAACATCTATATAATTTTTACCACCTTTTACAAAAACTCTATCACCATTTTTCTTATAATATATTGCCCCTTCCACCTTAAAATTCGTCTTTTTTATTATTTCATCAATATCTTTTTTATCAATTCCAACTCTTTTGCAAATTTCATCAATTTCAAGTTCTTCAAATTTCTCATCAAAATAGCCAGATTTTTCTAAATTCAAATAATTTTCCTTAAATTTTTTTATAATATTATCCAACACCTCTATATATTTTCTTATCGGATACTTTGGTCTTAAAATATTAAAAATCTTTTCAATATCCTCACCCGCTTTAAATTTATCAAGCATCTCATAAGTTGATAAGATTTCTTTTTGTTCATATTTACTAAATTTATTCATCGTTTCATTTACTGCTTTTTTAAAAGACTTTTTTTTGCCTTTTACTTCACGATAATATGGCTCATACACACAATGACAATGCGGATGAAGAGGAGTAGTTCTCATCTCATTTTTTGGAATTATACCTTTGCCATATCCTACATCTAAATTTGCATAAAAATCACAAATATCAACTTTTGGATGACGACTTGACATTGTAAATTTTACAAATTCCACTTCATTATCATTTAATATCTCATAAGCTCTTTTACTCATCAAAGCCCTGTGTGTTTCAGTGTCTGCTATTCTATTTGAATAATATCTCATCTTTTCATAATAAGCGGTAGTTATTAGTTTATTTAGTGCTTGTTTTGAGAGGTTATCTAATTTATTAAAAATTTGCTTATAAGCAACTCTTAAAGGTTTAGTTTTTAGTTTATTTACTTCTTTTAAGATAGTTTTATCTTTTTGTTTAATCGCTTCTTTTAGATATTTTGGTAAAACTTTTGTAGCTTTTAAGATTTCTTTATCTCTAAAATTATACCCCTCATATAAATTTTTTGCTATTTCGTTTAGAGTTTTTTTTGCTTTTAAATCTTTATTTAAAATCCCTAAAATCTCTTTTGATATGTTTTTTGAGTTTTTATATAGCAAATGTGAGAGGTGAAGTTCGGAGATTACCAAATCATTTTCGCTAAATGGAGTATAAAGCTCCCCTAAAATAGAATAAATCTCTTCTAAAATCTTTTCTTTTTCTTCTTCATTATATTTTTTTAACTCTTCATCTAAAATTTCACTTAAATTTTTAGCACCTTTGTGATACTCAGCTAAAACTTTATCTAAAATCTTCTTTATATTCATTAGTTTCCTTTAAAATCGCTTTTATTCTGCTTTCACTTTTATCAAAAAAGCAAGATAAATTTTTTATCGCTATTTCTTTATTTAGCCCAATATCTAACATTTGAAAATAAAACTCAACTATTCTTTTTTTTTGATTTTTTTTTCTAAAATAAATCCTCCAACCCTCAAACTTTTCAACTAACTTTTTGATTTTATCTTCTTCTAATCCTAACTCTTTTAAAGCCTCTACTAAATAGTATTCATTTGCATCAATCATTAAAGTCCTTTTATTTTTAGTCCTTTTAGGTTTCCTTTTTTTTCTATGTATGGGGTTATTGCATAACGAACGGCATCTAAGGCATCATCATTTAATTTAATAACTTCATCTAAACTATTCCCATTTTTATCCTCTTTCCAAGAATAGAGATTTATTTCTCTTAAAATATTTAAACTATCTTGTGTTATGTATAAATTAAAACTTTTAACCGCATTTATTCCTTCAAATACACTTTTATTTGCTTTTTTTATGTTGTATCCTGCACTCTTCCACTCACTTATCAAATCAGCTCTTGCACTATCTGCATAAATTCTAACTTTTTTTAAGTGTGGGTAATTATTAAAATATTCAATCACTTTGTGATTTTCCCATTCGCTTTTATAAAAAAGTTCTTTAATAAATAAGTTTCTTTTTTCAATCCTAACTAACACAACCGCAAAAGGATGGTTATACCCAAAATCAAGTCCGATATACTCTTCTTCAAAATATTCTGGTAGTTTCTCAATTGTTTCATATTTTGGATAAACTAACCCTTTTAAGTTTCCCCACTCTCCTAATGCATAGATTTTATAATAGTCGTAATTATCGCTTTTTAATCTATTCATTACTTGATGGTATTCACTTCCTACAAAAGGATTATCAAGATATGTAGTTTTTAAAACAAAAGTATCTTCTACTTTTTTATCAAAAAACTTTTTTTTAATCCAATGCTCAGCTGATACTGGATTAAATGTAAGGATTATTTGCTTATAATTTGTAGTTTTTCCTCTAAGTCTGAGGTCTAACTGGTCAAAATCCTCTTCGCTAAGTTCTGTAACTTCTTCTATCCAAATACCACTAATTCCTGCAATTGATTTAATTTTTTCTCTATCATCAAGACCAAAAAAGATTATTCTATTTTGATTAAACTCAATCGTCATATTGGTTTCATTGATTTTAACTTCTAAATTTAGTTCATTTATCAAACTTTTAAAAAGTGCAAATACACTCTCTCTTATGGTCCTTGCAACTTTTCTAATTACTAAAAAGTTATGATTTTTTTCACTAATCAGCCTTATTAAAATCTTTTGAGCGGTTACATAACTTTTCCCACTCCCTGCTCCTCCATAGAGAATTGCATATCTATTTTTGCTCTCAAAAAAATATTTATAAATTTTACTCACTTTTAGTTGCATCAACAAACCTCACTT